GTGGTATTCTATTACCAGACAAAATTGTAGAAGAAGGTCAGATTTCGACTCAAGTAGGTTATGTATTAAAGACAGGACCTTTGGCGTATAAAGACACAGAAAAGTTTCCGGCAGGACCGTGGTGCGCGGAGAAGGATTGGGTAATGTTTGCCCGATATGCAGGATCTCGCTTTAAAATAGACGGCGGAGAAGTCAGAATTTTGAATGATGACGAGATTTTAGCGAAAATTATGGACCCCGAAGACATTTTACATTATTAAGAGGTAATTATGAGTGGAAAAGAATCACAAGCAGAATTAGACTTAGGTTTAGACGAAGAAGAGGGTCCAGACGTTGAAGTTACGGTTGAAGATACGTCTCAAGACCAAGGCATAGAGGTTTCTGACAATGATCAAGATACTGAAGATGAGTTTAAAAAGAGTGAGAACCAAACTCAGAAGAGAATTAATAGACTTACAAAAAAGATGCGGGAAGCTGAGAAAAACGCTGAAGAAGCTACTCGATTCGCGCAATTAAAAGCTAAAGAAAACGCAGAACTCGCTCAAAGACTTAATCAAATGGATAATAGCTACGTTGATCAATATAGTGGTCGCGTAGAATCAGAGTTAGCTCAAACGGAAGCTGNTTTAAGAANCGCCATGGAAATTGGTGATACAGAAGCNGCTGTAGCTGCTCAAAGAAAAATGACACAATTAGCCGTAGAGGCCGATAGAGCCGCTCAAGCTAGGTTGGCTAACGAGAGAAGACACAAACAGCCTCCAGCGCAGCCTATGGCCCAGCAAACGGTATCTCAATCTCCCCCAAGGCCTGATCCAAAGGCTGAAAGGTGGGCACAGAGGAATGATTGGTTTGGCGAAGACAGCGCCATGACTTATGCAGCATTTGGTATTCATAAAGAACTTGTTGAGTCAGAAGGTATTGACCCGAAGAGCGATGAGTACTATGATATACTAGATAGACGTATGAAGGAAGAATTTCCTCATAAGTTTAAAGACGGAACTCAGAGCAAACGACCCGCCCAGACGGTTGCTTCTGTAAATAGGTCCGTTGGAACTGGGCGCAGTAGTGGGAACAAGGTTAGACTAACTCAGAGGCAAGTCGCTATGGCGAAAAAACTTGGAGTAAGTCTAGAACAATACGCAAAATACGTTAAGGAGTAAAATAAATGGCACAACAAGACGATATGTTTGAAGGTTCTATTAAAAGAACTCCTCGCGCAACACAGACAAGGGAGAAGGCGGCAGCGCGTAAGCCGTGGGCTCCACCATCCATGCTGGATGCACCACCCGCACCAGATGGCTTTAAACATCGATGGGTAAGAGCAGAAACTCGTGGTTTCAATGACACCAAGAATGTTTCCGCAAAACTTAGAGAAGGTTGGGAGCTCGTAAGAGCAGATGAATACCCAGATTTTGAAGCCCCTATAGTAGATTCGGGTAAATATGAAGGTGTTTTCGGAGTAGGTGGGTTAGTTTTAGCTCGTATGCCTGTTGAGACTATTGCAGAAAGAACAGCTTACTTTAATCAAAGGAAAGCAGATCAGATGCAAGCAGTGGATTCAGATATGATGAGAGAAAACGCACATTCAACTATGACGATCAATCGACCAGATCGTCAATCTCGTGTAACCTTTGGCGGTCCTAAAAAACAATAGGATGGCCCCATTATTGGAGTAAAATAAATGGCAAATAATCTAACAGCTGGTTATGGTCTTCGTCCGATAGGAAAGGTAGGTGGCAACCCAAATAATAACGCCACAACACAGTACGAGATTGCAAGCGACTATGCAACAGCTATATACAATGGCGGGATCGTGTGTCCTGCTGCTACAGGAACTATCATTATCTCTGATCAAGCGATATCTCCTTTAGGTGTATTAGCAGGCGTAGAGTTTGTTGACTCTGTTACTGGTAAAACTACTTTTAAAAACTATTGGCCGGGAGCAAACGCAGTAAGTGTGGACACAGATTTCCCTGTGAAAGCATTCGTCTATGACGATCCTTTTCAACTTTATGCTGTAGTTGCAGATGGTACAAACACTGATAGAGCAACAGCTCTTGCAGATGTTTTTGTCAACTGTGATATGGCAAGTGTAAATAACGGTAGTACAGCTACTGGTAGATCTAGTGATATGCTAGATATCAGTACAGCTGCTACAACTAATACACTTGATGTAAGGATTGTTGGTCTTTACGAAGATGCGGCTAATTCAGACTATTCTGCATTAGGTCATCAGTATATCGTAAGATTGAACGGTCACTATAATCTTAACACAAGTGCGGCGGTTGGTACCTTCGCTACAACAGGTATATAGGGAGGGTTTAAACAATGGCTATATCAAGAGCACAATTAGCGAAAGAGCTAGAACCTGGACTTAACGCCCTGTTTGGTCTAGAGTACGATCGTTATGAAAACGAACACGCAGAGATATTTGATGAGGAATCATCAGATAGAGCGTTTGAAGAAGAAGTGATGTTAGCAGGTTTTTCAACTGCACCGTCTAAAGCAGAGGGTGGAGCGATTAGCTTCGATGACGCACAAGAAACCTTCACTGCAAGATACACACATGAGACTATTGCTTTAGCTTTCTCAATCACAGAAGAAGCTATCGAGGATAATCTTTATGACAGACTTGCAGGTCGTTACACAAAAGCATTAGCAAGATCCATGGCACAGACAAAGCAAATTAAAGCTGCAGCTGTGTTAAACAACGCTTTCACTGCAGGAGCTTCTGCAGGTGGCGATGGAGTTGCTTTATTAAGTAACGCTCACCCAACAATCAGCGGTAATCAAAGTAACATATTAGCAACAGCGGCAGACTTAAACGAGACTTCGCTAGAGCAAGCTTTGATTGACATTGCTGGTTTACAGGATGAGAGAGGCTTAAAAATTGCTGTAAGAGGTACTAAATTGATAATTCCAAAAGAATTACAATTTATTGCTGAAAGAGTGTTAAACAGTAATTTAAGACCGGGAACTGCAGATAACGATGCAAACGCAATTAAGAACATGGGAATGTTACCGGAAGGTGCCGTTGTAAACCATTTCTTAACTGATACAGATGCATTCTTTATCAAGACAGATGCTCCAAACGGTTTGAAATACTTTAACAGATCAGCTATTAAGACAGCTATGGAAGGTGACTTTGACACTGGAAATATGCGTTTTAAGGCAAGAGAAAGATACAGCTTTGGTTTTTCAGACTGGAGATGTTTATTCGGAACACCTGGTGCAGCGTAGCCTCCAAGCAAATTAATGCACCAGTTTTAAGGGCGGCACTTGCCGCCCTTCTTTTTTTGTGTATAATAAACTAAACCTTGACAGTTACATGGGGTAACTGACATTTGCCACGACAAGGAGATAAACATGGCTAATACAACTTTTTCAGGTCCTATTAGATCTGAATCTACCATTAAAGCTGTAAGTAAAAATACTGCTACAGGAACTATAACAGAAGTAACCACTTACGGGGGTGCCCCTGTTGCGTTAGGTGACGAAGATAAAACACTTGACAATGCAACACATAGTGGAAGAATTTTGGTTGTTCCAGCTGTTACAGCTAACCGTACAATAACACTTCCAAGCCCAGTTGCAGGTGCTAATTTCAAATTAATATATGGTGGTGCAGCAGAAGAGACAGAAAATGTTATTATCGACACAGGTTCTGACACAAACTTTTTTATTGGCGGCGTACAACATTTAGATACAAATGCGGATAACGTGTCTGTGTATTCAGATGGAAACTCAAACTCAAAACTTACTTTAATTGACTTTGGTATAATGGAAATAAACATTACAGCTAAAGATTCAACAAACTGGTATGTTTGGGGTAATGTAGTTTCTGCCACAGCACCAACTTTTGGTGATCAATAATAGGAGGGTTAAATGGCGGATGCAGTAACCTCTCAAACTATTTTTGACGGCGATAAGAAAGTCATACAGAAATTTACGAATATTTCTGACGGTACTGGAGAATCAGCTGTAAAAAAAGTAGATGTGAGTGCTTTAACCTCAAATAGTCATGGTCAATCTTGCACAGCTGTTACTATTGAAAAAATATGGTGGCAGTGTATTGGTATGAAAACAAGATTGTTTTTTGATGCCACATCCGATGCTTTTATAATTGAACTAGGTGAAAACCAAAGTGGTTATCACGATTATACAAGTTTTGGAGGCCTACCTAATAATGCAGGTTCTGGAAAAACAGGAGATATAATGTTTACTACTGTCGGACATTCAGTAGGAGATACATACACTATTACTCTTGAAATGAGAAAGAGCTATGACTAGGGAGAGAGATAAGCAACCTCCCAAAACTAAAAAATATTTCCGCTCCACTAAATCTGGAGCGGGAATGACTAAGGCTGGAGTTGCTAGATACCGCAGAGAAAACCCTGGAAGTAAACTAAAAACCGCTGTTACAGGTAAAGTAAAAAAAGGAAGTGTGGCTGCCAAAAGAAGGAAATCATACTGTGCAAGAAGCGCCGGACAAATGAAAAAATTTCCAAAAGCAGCTAAGGATCCAAACAGTCGTTTACGACAAGCTAGAAGAAGGTGGAAGTGCTGATGCCTAGAGGAAGAGTTAAAAAAGAAGAGTTGACTACCGAACAAGTCATGTTTGAACTAGCTAAACATGAGGCCGAATGTAACCTTAGATACAAAAGAATAGAAGAACGATTAGATGATCAAAAAGCTCATTTAAAGGGACTTGATATTCGTATGTGGGGGTTAGCTGTTTTAATTATAGGAGCAGCAGCAGTGCAAGAGTTAATATCATGATGAGCAAAGTAAAAACAGGTCCTAAACCATCTAAACTTCAAGTAACTTATTTTAAAAAAGGTGGTGCGGCTAAAAGCAAAGGCAGTAAGATATGCCCAGCTGGAAAAGCGTGGGCTAAACGTACTTTTGATACATATCCAAGCGCTTACGCAAATATGGCTGCTTCTAAGTATTGCAAAGATCCTAATTATGCTAAAGGATCAAAAAGGAAAAAGTAATGGGTGCTCTTAAAGATTGGGTAAAACAAGATTGGGTACGAATAGGTACAGACGGTAAGATTAAAGGTAAATGTGGTACTTCAAAAGATAAGAAAAATCCTGATAGATGTTTACCTAGATCTAAAGCTAACAGCTTATCGCAGTCTCAACGAGCTTCTACTGCTAAGAAAAAGAAAAAAGAAGGTTCAAAAGGTAAAACTTTTGTTTCTAATACCAAGGCGGCAAAAGTTACAAAAATGGCTCTTGGTGGGGAAGTTCCTTCTACTAAGGCCAAAAGACCCTTCAACGGTAAAACAAAAAAAGGCGCTATTGTTGCAAGAGGATGTGGGGTTGTTATGGAAAATAGACGTAAACAAACAAGGGTAAGGACTTAATATGGCAACATCTAATTCCACAAATTTTGAGCTAGATGCCGCAGAATACATAGAAGAAGCTTTTGAAAGATGCGGCTTAGAAGTAAGAACAGGTTATGATTTAACTACAGCTAGAAGATCTTTAAACCTCATGTTTGCAGAGTGGGCAAATAGGGGATTAAATCAGTGGACTATATCTCAAAGAACGCAAGCACTTACATCAGGAGATCGAGAATATTCTTTAGGAACAGATGTAATCGATGTTCTTAACTTAGTTGTAAGGCGATCTGGTACTGATTTTTCTATGACAAGGATTAGTCGATCAGATGATTTAGCCATACCTAATAAAGCTACCACAGGTAGACCTACTCAATTTTTTCTTGATAGACAGATAACCCCTAATTTAAAAATTTGGCCTACTCCTGAAAACAGCACCGATGTTATTTACTATGATGCTCTTACTAGAATAGAAGATGTTGATTCTCAAACAAATACTATGGACATTCCTTTTAGATTTTATCCGTGTTTGTCGGCA